CCGGCTTTGCCCAAGAATACCCGCTCCGGCTCCCATTGTTAGGCAGCCGCCGGAATTGTTGGGCAGGTCATCCGCTCGAACTCCGGCGCGATGCCTAGTTCGTGGGCCTCATGGATGAGGCAGCGGATGTTGTGACACAGAACCTTCAACAGGACCTCGTTGACCTGGGCGGTCGGGGTCCGGCTGCGCACAGAGTCGCCGAAGACGCGCTTGATCGACGAGAACGTGCTCTCGACGTTGGAGCGCTTGTGGTAGTGGGCCGCGAACTCGCCCCGGTTGAGCGCGAAGTAGTGGTAGAGGCGGTTCCAAGTCGGCGACTCGGGATGCGGCTTGGAGTTCGTGCGGAACGGGATGAAGGGCGCGGCCCCCTTGCTCTCGACGAGCATGAGGTTGCGGTGGCTGTGGTACGCCTTGTCCGCCGAGACCTCCCGCATTTCAAAGTTTCTGGCCGTCGCCTCGACGAGCGCCGGGAAGTGCGGCGAGTCGTGGTCGTTGCGGTCGCTCACCACGATCGCGGTGACGACGTTCGTTTTCACACCCACCATGGCGTGGGCCTTGAGCCAATCGTGACTCGGCTGCTCGCGGCCATACTTCATCGAGTAGTAGCGGAAGGACTGCGACGTGCCGAAGCCGGTCGAGTCGGCCGCGAAATCGCACTCCAGCTCGCGCAGCGGCAGGCTACTCGCCGTGACGAGATCGTAGAGAAGCGGCGTCGTACGCTCAGATTCCGTCACGTTGAAGATGCTGTTGTAGTGCGGGGCGTGCCTGATGAGGCCCCGTGCCTGGGCAGCGTGCAGGTCGCACATGAAGCGACGCGCGCTGACCGTGGAGTACACCTTGAAGGCAGCGGCGAAGAGCATGTCCGAAAGGGCCAACGGACGCCTCCCGCGCGTATGCACGGGCTCAGGTACGTCCGCGACAAGCTCGTGGAGCAAGCGGCAGAATTGGGTTTTCTCCGTGGTTTGAGCCGCGTTGTACGCGGGCCAGTTCTGGGTGTAGGTCACGCGGACCGCGGCGGTTTCGGTGACCGTCGTTGTCGCACCGTTCGTGACGGCCTCTCGCCTCAGGACGAACTCGACGGCAAACACGTGCTTGCACGGCTTATGCCGCGATTCGTAGTCCGGGCAGGTACAGCGCTTTGCGCTGGCGTCTACGGCGTATTTCCCGTTCAGTCGTTGCGACGGGACCGACCACATCCCGTCCGCTTTCTTTTCGAGGTTCATCGTTGCCGCAATCTCAAGTCCCCGTTGTTGGCGCGCGTCCATGTCTATCTCCTTTATGTACGTATAGTAATACCGTAGAAGGGAGGGCGTGTCAACATCCAAGGTACACCATTTGTCCGGTATGATTTGACTTAGTACCGGAGTGGGTGGAGAATGCTGCTATGCCGAAGAAACGGGTCCAGGTCTGGCAGTACCAGTGCTGTCGGTGTGAACACGAATGGCTCGGGAGGATGGACGCGGACCCGCGCGTTTGTGCGAAATGCAAGAGTCCTTACTGGAACACGCCGCGTAGACGTGATGTGGCGTCAGCGGCATCGAAGGGAAAGAAATAGGTCGGACCATGGCGACATCAGGTGACCTCAAGCGGCATCGTGAAAACCACAGGCCAGCGGCGACGAACCCTGACCGGCTTGGTCAGTGGACACTCGATGCCACACACAACGTGGACTGCCAGCTCGGACTCAAGGGGATTCCGGCCGACAGCCTAGATGTAGTGGTGACGTCCCCACCCTATTGGGGCCAAAGAGGAAGCGGGGGACTAGGATCGGAAGCTGATCCGCGCGAGTACGTGCGGAACCTTACGCTCTGTCTCATCGAGGCAATGCGCTGCCTCAAGCCGTCCGGGACTCTCTGGCTTAACGTCGGCGACGCTTACAACACGCCGATCAACTGGCGCGAGGACGATCACCTGTACAGCTCGCTCGGGCCGAACGGGTCGGGGCTACCGGCAACGAATTCCGCCTACACGAAAAAGCGCGGCCGTCGCCGCGCTTTTATCGACAAGAGCGTCGGATCATTGCAATACGGAAACCTCCTCGCGATCCCGTATCGCATCGTCCTGGCCATGACGGAAGCCGGGTTTCTGTTTCGTGGCGAGGTGATCTGGGAGAAGTCACGTCCGTTGCCAGAGGGCATTTGTCGTCGCCCCCATCGCAGGCACGAAGGTGTCTATATTTTCGCCAAGAGCGAGCGGCACCTGTTTCGGGTAAAGCCGCCCGTCGGCTCTGTCTGGCGACTTGTACAAACTCCAAATCTCACGCCGCACTGCTCGACTTTCCCGTTGGACCTCCCCATCCAGTGCATCAAGGCGTCGGGGCTTGAGGATGGCGGCGTGATCTGCGACCCGTTCATGGGGAGCGGGACAACCGGGAAGGCCGCTGTTTCATTAGGGCACCGCTTTGTCGGCTTCGAGTTAGACGCATCGACCTGCAAGTTGGCGAACGACTGCACAGGCCAACCGAATCAGTCGCTCCTGGGATACTCAGCCCAACGCTGAACGAGGAACGCGACAAGCTGGTCCGGCTGCTGTTCGCTTAGGGACATCGCATGGATGCACTTCCCTGATTGTGTCGGCCGCTGGCTCGGGGGTGTCCGCAAGTTGAACGAAAAGAGTGCGTCGAATTGACCGGATCTCTCGATGTAGTCTCGCTTCAGGCGGGTCTTCTCAGCGCCACCGTCCCCCATGGACCGCCCGCCAAGTTCGCCGTAGTTGATACAATCGCCGTGGGGCGGTGGGTAACTCTTGGAATCCATTGTCAGCAGGAGCGACACTAGCCCGTGCTCGATGAGCACGCGGCTGGCGGGCACGTCGTCCTGAATACGCTCCGCGATGCTCGATTTTACATGCGCTGCCCCGAAGATTCGCCACTCGTCTCCGACTTGGCCTTCGAGGAATAGGTCGATCTTCGTTGACCGCACATCGGTCCCGAGCGTGGTCAGGAATCGATTCGCCTCACGACTATCGAGGATGCGAATTCGCAGACCATGGGCGGCAAGCCGCGGTTCATAGATGGCTACCAAGGCGCGTTCTAGCGCGAAGCCGGAGACTCGCTTCCATCGGTTGTCGCTCCATCCCTGATTCAGGAGGTGCCTGTAGATGACGTGCTGCCAAAGGTCGCTCGGGTTCGCGTCCGGGCATACCGCGACGACAGCTACGAAGGCCAATGCGACTGCGGTTGAAACCTCTTCCTCGGCCTCGATCTTACTGTCCAGGCCCGCATAGGCTTCGAGCACCTGGGCATCGGTGATCCCGGCAACATCCACCCAACGCGAGGCGACGCCTGGCTGCGACGACCTACATTCAAGAACAGCCACGCGCGCGGAGTATTACCCAAATGCACAACGCCAAGGCAACCAGCCGAGGCGGGTCGTGGCGCACCCGGATTGCCCACCGCCAGTTTTTTGGGCAAGTGCAGGGGTTCTTGGGAAAGTCGTCGTTTTTAGGCAAAGCCGGTCGCGCTCATTCGCCCGCCTCGTCGGTGACGGTGATGCCCGCCGCGCGGAGCACGCGCACGGTCGCATCCACGCGGTTCCCCCACCTGAGCGCGATTTCCTCGTTGCATATAGCGTCATAGAGCGCCTTTCGGCTCACGCGCACTGGCCCGCTCGTGTAGCGGCCCGCGTGCTTCAGGACCGCGCGAGTAAAGAGCGCGTCTGCGTCGCGCCGATGATCGTTGCCGTCATCGACTACTTCGCGACCTTCGCTCACTAGCCGTTCGACCTCCTCATCCGTCAGCGGCACCGGCTCGGTGCCCGACTCGCGGAGCGTGACGATCTCGTCGCGTATAGTAATCGCGTCACCAAAAAGCGCCGTTTCGTATGGCAAGCGCCCTAGGGCAAAGCCCGCAAGGCGGCGCATATTCAGCTCAGCCGATTCACGAAGCTCTCGCTCCGTATCTAGTAGAGCAGCAAGTTCTACGATACGTCTCGTGGCCGGGCCGTCAACAAGCTCGCGCTTCACGTCGCGGAGCTTCTCCTCGGCGGCGTCGGCACGTTCCTCCGCCTTCTCGCAAGCGCTGGCAAAAAAATACCGAGCCTCGCTCGTGATTTTGTCATGTGACTCAATCTCAGCCAGACGCGATTCAAGTGCGGCGATTAGGGCATCAGTTTTCCGCAAGGCACAGCACCGATCGCAGGTATACGCATCTTGTGGGTCGCAGCCGCAGTTGTGGTTCGCCCATACGCGCCGCCCGTCCTTGTGCGCGGCACGCAACTCATCGAGCGAGGTCGAGGGGTTCGGCAGCATGTAGGTATGAATCGCCTCACAAATGTTCAGGCCGCGTGCTGTCCAAATGCTTCGCGGCGTTCCTAGTATCAAGCGAGCTATGCAATCGGCACAGACCGCGCCAGAGCCGAACGAGAACGCAGTGCGGGAGGTTTTCGCATCGGCCGCTCGAGACTCCGCGATCAACTCCTCGCACTGCGTACAGATCACTGGTGAATCGACTTCACCGCCCACATGCTCGCTTGTTCCAGGTTCGTCAGCGCCACGCTCCGCGCTCGCCCGCCCGGACACATTGCTTCGATCAGGGTGTGCAGATCGCGGAATGCTCGCTTCACCGCGTTCCCCTTCTCGTCGCTCTCGTTGAAGATCGGATAGAGTTTCTCTACTGGAATTTCCTCGGGCATCTTGCCCTCCTTCCTCGGCTTTGCCGAAGTCCTGTGTAGCCTCTCGCTCGGCGAGGCGGCGGTCGATCAATGCGGCGGCGTGCCGTAGTCGAACAGACGCATCCGTGCGTGATTGCTCCGACACTAGAACGACGAACATCTCAGCCACCTCCCACAGCGCGGCGGCGACGATCTCGGCGTCGGTTGGTTCGCGGTCCTTAGTCATTAACACGCCTCCGCCAACAATGTGAGCAGTTTGTCCGCCATCTTGTCCCACGCCGCGCTCTCCGCGCTCGCCGCGCTCTCCGCCTCGCTCCCGCGCGCCTCGACGAGTTGGCGCTCGACTGTCGCAACGGCCCTTAGCGCTTGCTCGATGCACTCCGACCATGGACGCGAACGGCAGTCGCTCTGAATCTGAATCGCAGCGGCGTAGATCGCATCGGCGGAAACTTTGTTGCTCATCTCGGCACTGCCGGGGTCGCGTGGTTAAGGCCGAGGTCAAGGCCCCCGATGCCCGAGAACAGCGAGCCTACGGTCAGCACGCGACCGCCTTGCCGTCTATCCAGATTCGCCCGTTGTACGACACGCGCGCGACCTCGCGACCCGCGCTGTCAACGACGCGCACGCCGTTGCCGATCGTCGAGCATCCCTCGCCCGATGCGTCGCGGAAAGCACACCACTTCGCGCTCGCTTCTTCAACCGTGGCGACCGGATAGCGGCGGCCCATGCCCGTGACGTAAAGGGCGGGCGTCGGAACCTGCACGGCCGCGAGCAGTCCGGTGAGGGCGTCCGCCTTTGCTGAGAGCGCACGCGCGTGCTCCGGGTGCTGCCCCGCCGACAGCACCGCCTTTCGGGTGAGAACGCCCGCCAGCGCAGCCATGTTCGCGCGCCCCCGCTTCGTGTCCCATCCCGCTTTCTTCGTCTTGGTGATCATTCCTCGGTCCCTCCGTTCCTCGGCGTTCCATCGCCGTGAGAAGCGAGTACCAAGCCCGGAGCCCCTTGTCAAGAAAAAACGACAGACCCCCCAAACGGCCACGGCCGGCCCCCTTTCGAGGGTCCGGCCGTGGGTGCCCCAGGCGGGGCGGCTATGGGCACAGCGTGCCCGTTTATGCCTTACGACGCCGCGGTCTTGATGACCGAGAACGCGCCGGGGACCGTGGTCACGAACGCGATCCGCTCGGTGATACGGATCCACCGCGTGTCGCGTTTGAAACCAGCCTCCGAGCTGAAGGCAACCGCGAACGGATCGCGGGTGCCGAACACGTGGAAACGGTGATCACCGTAGCCGATCATCACCTTGTCCGCGCCGTCCGTCTTGTTCATCACGTTCACGACCCGATAGGGGCGGCCGAGAATGGTCGCGGGCTGCCCCACCGCCATCGGTGCCCAGATCGGCATGTTCGTGGTGTCCTTGATCGAACGCAGGAACTTCAGCATCTTCGAGTTGAAGACCCAGGTTCCCTCGCCGATGAGCTGCTCATCGACCGCGGTCTCGGCGCCGACCAAGTCATCGTAACTGAGCGATGCAAACGAGCTGGCGCTCGTACGCTCGGTCACGAGGAGCGTGTTTGCGTAGACGCCGAGGAACGGCGTGGTTGCCACGAATCCCTGGTTGTCCTCTTCACGCGCCGTCGCCTCGCCCATGACGTCGAGCAAGTAGCCGGCGAAGTTGACCGAACTGTCGGTCTCGAGCTCGCGGGACATTTCGGTGAGCGCCGCGAGCTTCAACGCCGCCAGCGTTGCGCTCGAGAACTCTTCCTTGTCCTCGGTGGGTGCGACGGCCTGGTCTACCCAGATCACCTTCACGCCCTTGCCGCCGGACTCGTCACGCGTCGGGAGCTTCACGACGTCCGAGCCCATGGGGAACGGACGGAACAACTCGCGGGCTCGGCCGAAACTGCGCACGATGCGCACGATCTCCGGGGCCACGAGGTCGGGCACAGTCACGCCGCCCGCTGCGTCCGCGTTGCCAACCTGCACGTCGCCGCTGTCGCGGGTCATCAGGCCGCTCGTGGGTTCGTAGTTGCGAACGAAGTCGCAGCGGTACACGTCCACGACAAACTCGCAGAGCTTGCGTCGCCGCTGCTCCTGCTCGTCGTTCGCGGAGAATGCGCTGCGCCACTCGCGGGGTCCGCCCCCGCGCTTGTCCTCCATCAGCTTGAGGCGCTCCTTCATGTCATCGAAGGCCGCCTCGAGAATCGGATATTTAGTGGACATGTCGTCGAGCGTGTGGAGTTTTTCCTCGCACTTCTCGACGGTTCCGAGCAGACGCGTCAGTTGGTCATCACTGATCGTGTGCACGTCGGGCGCTTTCGGCGTCCCGGGAATCACTTTCTCTACCATCGCCTTATCCTCCACCACCACCACAACCACCACGCGGCCTGCGCCGCCGGCGACAGAAACCCTTTCGGACGTCTTACCTCGCGCCCGCGCGTGCTTTCGGCTTGTTGCGGCCCTGGCCTACGGCGGGGGTCGGTGCGCTTTTGCGCTCGCCCCCGGAGGCCGCCGCGTCGAGCCTGTTACCAGCGCTTATGATCTTATCGTAAATGGTTTGTCGCCGGCCTTGTACCAGCGCGCGCCCCAAGTGCTTCGCCTCGAACGCCGAGAGGCGCTCGACGACACCGGCCACGCGGTCCTCGATACCCGCGAGCTTCTTCGTCACCGTGTCCGAGAACGTACGCTCCATGCGCGCGAGTGCCGCCTCTACGCGATCGCCCTCGTTGGGCGGCGGATCCCCCGCAGGGATCGCCTCGGCCTCGGTCGGTGACGGATCGCCTACCGCCGGCGTTTCGGTCGGCGTCACGGCTGGCGTCACGTCGGCCGGGGCTTCGTCGTCGTCCCCCTCGGCCTTGCCGTCCGCACCCTCGCGGATCGTCGTCACGCTCGCCGCGTCCTCTTCGTCGGAATCACCAGCGCTGTCGAGAACCTCCTGTGCGAGCGTCTTGATGTTCCGGAGCCGCGTCTTGTTCGCCCGGTTGAGCACCGCACCCGCCCTCGCCTCGTCATCATCGGCGCCGGCCAACTCTTCGAGCTCGGCCACGAGTTTCGTCAGGATCGAAGTTCGGAGCCCCGCGAACAACGCGTCGAAGCCCGCGGCGCATCCACTCACGCCAAGCGTCGGGTCGAGCCGCTCCAAGTCCTCGACTGGAATGCCCGCTTTCCGTGCCGCACGGGCGAAGGCTATCGCGAACACGCCGCCGCGCGTGGCGCTGTCCATCGCCTCGATCGCTGCGGTCGCGAGCTGGGCGGGCACCGGCTCGGGCTCGCTGCCGCCCTCCTCCTCGTCGTCGTCGTCGTCACCGGGCCCCGCTCCAAACTCGCCGGCCGCCAGTACGACGTAGCGCTTGCCTTTCTCCTCGCCCGACTCCTTCGTCCACGCGACAAGCGAGCACAGCTCGTCGCCGTCCGCATCCGCAGTCGGCCGATCGTCTAGCTCGGGAATCGGTGCGTCGTGCGCCCACTCGGTGAATCGCTTTCGTGCCTGCACTATCGTCAACCCGTCCACCTCCGCCACCCGCTGATTGGCGACGAGCAGCCCACGGTGTGGCTCCGGCACAGTCGCCGTGAGCTTCACGAGCGCGTCCGGGTTCGCCGGCACGCTGACCAGCGAGAGTTCGAGCAGGTCGTTCTCCTTCAGGATGTAGACCCCGGCGTCCTCGCCCTCCTCGATTCGCTCAACCTTGTTCGGCTGGAAGCCGACGGAACACGCACGCATCCACTTCTCGAGGACCAGGCGCAGCGCCGTGTCGGCAAACGGGATCAAGTCGCCGGGTACGAACTCTATGTCGAAGGCGAGTTCGCCCTCCTCGTTCATCCCGACACGGATGGCGCGCCCGAGCGGGGCGTCCCAGCTCATGTGCTGCCACAGGAACATGGGGTTCTTGCGGTACTCCTTCAGAATCCAGCCGACGAGCTTCGTGCGGTAGCGGTCCACCCGCTGCGTCGAGCCGATGAAGTGAACGACGCGGTCGGAGTCGGCCGTGGCCACGCGCGTCGCGCGCGTCGGAACGACGATCCGGCTGTGCTCGCCAGCTCGCCACTCGACGGGACCGAGCCCCGGGATACCCCCCGGCTTAGTTGCGACTGCTGCCCTTTTCATCCTCGCCACCTCTCCGCCACCACCCACGGGCTCGCCTGGATCAATCGAGCGACGGGACGCTCGTGCACCTGCAGTTCACGACATTCCCGGCCTCGCTCCCGCTGCCCTCGTCGTCGAGCGGGAACTTGAGCCCGACGCTGAACTCCTCACCGAGCTTCACGACCTCGCCGTCTATGAGGTGATTATACTTGTCTTTCGGGTCGCTTCCGCGCACCTCGTCGTCGCGCGAGCTCAGCCACTCGTGCTTCTCAATGCCCTCTTGCGCGAGCGCAATCTGCCGCCCCTTCTGCACGGCCGTGCCCACCTCCGTACGTGCGATGGTCCGGGCGCGCTGCGCCGCGTTGTTCAGTTCGCCCGAAATGCGAGCGGCCATCTCGCTCACGCTCTCCCCGTTGTCGAGGCCCTTCGCGAGCGTCTCCTGCAGCCGGATGAACACCGTCTCGTTTACGCCGACGATCTTGTTCAGCCGGTTCGAGAACGCCGTACTGCCAGCGTCGCTCGCCTCGATCGTGAAGCCCTCCTCCACTTGGAGCTCGGCGAGCGCCTGGTCGGCGCCCATCTCGATCGACTCGCGGAGCCCCGGCGCGACGACCTTTCGAAGCCGATCGTCGGCTTTGCTTCGGTCGAAAAGGATCCGGGAGATAACGTCTCCGCTTGCGCGCGTCACCGCGTCGGCCATCGCCTTGGCGTCGCCGGCCGGGATGCCGCCGGCCTCGGCTACCTGTACGAGGTTGTCGAGTACCTCTTGCCGGAGCTCGAAGAAGTAGCGCCGGAGCTTCGATTGCATCCGGGCGACGGGGGGCGCGAGCCGCCGAATCCATGCGCGCCAGTAGGCGTCGCGCGTCGCGTCCTGGATGAGCGCGCGCCGTAGGGCTGCCATGTTCTCACGGTGCTCGATGATAGAGGGCGCGCCGCGCCCATCCTCGGCGAAGCTCGCCGGCCCGGCTTCTTCGTCGCCGTCTTCATCCTCGGCGGCGGCGTCGTCCTCGGGCGGCTCCTCCTCGACCTCCGCTTCGTCGTCATCGGGATCCGCCTCTTCTTCGGCGGGAAGGGGATCAATCGCGTTGACATCCTCGAGCATCGCCGACTTCCACCACGTCGCGCCCCATTCCTGCTCGGGCAGCTGCACGTTCGTCAGCTTCACGACGTCGTTGTACGTGGCCCCCATGTCGAACCACGCCTTTGCCGTCGCTGCCTGCTGCACCGTGTCGGCGCGGAGCCCCGGGGCGTTCGAGTAGTCGAAACGGAACGCGAGATCCTGGCCCGGCGCGTACTTCTCGACCAGCTGCTCGGTGATGATCTCCTCCAACGCCTCGGCCTTCGGCTTGCACGTGTACTCGGCAAGGAAGCGCTCCTCGACGCTGGCCGTCGCGTAGTTGCTCTCGTTCGGGTCGGCGAGAAAGATCCCCGGCACGCCGTAGACCATGCCGATCTTGCGCCCGAGGTCGCGCCGGGTCTCCAAGAGCTGCATGTCCGCCTGCGTCAGGCTCAGCTGCTTCAAGTCCCAGTCGCCCGACAGCGTGGCGACGCGCCCGGCGTTCTTCGCGCCGGCGTAGCGCTGCGTGAACTGCGTCTCCTCTTGCTGGCGCTGAATGGGCGAGAGCCGGCCCTTCTTGTAGATCAGCAACGTGGACGGCGTGGCGCTATTGTCGAAGAAGCTCTCGCTGTAGGCCGCGGCCTTCACGTCGGTTCGGGCGGTGCGCATCGCGGCCCAGAGTGGCGCCAGCCCGAGATCCGGGTCGTCGGGGTTGTAGTACTTCGGCGTCACGAGCTCCCCGAACTGGTACTGGCGTGTCTCCGTTCCGTGGAGCGCGAGATAGGTCCAGGCGATCACTTGGCCTGTGACGCGATCGCGGCGTGCGCGCATCGCGTGCGAGGGGAGAAGCGACAGCTGCGCCAGCACGGGCTTCTTCGTCAGTTGGCCGCGGTCGGTGCCGCGCGGCCACCAGAACGCCATGCCGGTCATCTCCTGCTGCATCACCGTGCCGTAGATGAACTCCTTCCCCGACATGCCTGGCATCGGGCGGTTGAGCTTCTTCGCAAGCCAGTGATTCGGGAGGGTTTTCTCGGTGCCGTCGGCGCGAATGTGGACGATGCGACGCGGGAGACGCGACACCCACGACGAGATTATGGTGACACACTTGTAGATTGCCTCGACGGCAACGAGTGCGTTGCGGGAGTTGAGGGCTGCGCCCTTAGTCTCGGCGCCGCGTTTGAACTGTAGGGTATCGTCGTCGAGCGCGTCGCGCGTCGCGTACTCGCGCGCGGGCGTGCGCCCGTCGGGTCCTACGATGAGGGACGGTGTCGCCCCTTGCTCGGCCAGCAGTTCGTCCAGCTCCACCTGCACCCCGCACCGCTACGCCTCGAGCGCCGGCCCTGCCGTGGATTGTACGTCGTCAGTCGGTGGGCTTCACGCTGGCGGCTGGGCGGGGCGCCACACGCTCGTGTCGATGGCGCGTCGCGTGGCAGAGCGGGCAGAGCCATACGACGACAAGCGGCTGGCGGTAGTCGTCGTGGTGGCCGTGGATGAGGCCGTCGCAGCCGCAGTCACTGCATTCCGAGGGTCGCGAGATCTCGCCACGCGCCACCGCGAGGTTCAGTTGATAGCGCGCCTCACGCTGGATCGTCCACGGCAGTCCTTGGGTATAGAGCCGTGCGCGCTCCCGGGCTTCATCCAGGTTCGCCGCTCGGCGCCGCGCCATCGATTCCCGATTGACCCGTCGCGCCTTGTCCGGATCGCGCGTCCGACTCGCGCCAGCGACATGGCAACGCCGGCATTGCCCGCCGATTCCGTTCCACGAGTTGCGCTTCGAGTAGTAGGACGCCCTCGGTAGCCACCGCACGCAAGTCGGGCATAGCCAGAGCTCGGTGCCAGCGATGACGCGTGGTTTCCGGCGCGGCTTCATAGGCGCCAGGCACGTCGCTCCCGCTAAGCCAGCGGCACGCCCCACATCGCGCCGGGGTCTATATCGGGCGCGCCCACGGTGGCGAGCCCCTGATAGTCGTAGCCCGGCGCCATCTTGTACCGGTGCCAGCCGCGCGCCGCCATTTCCTCGAACACGTAGCGCCCCTTGCCGCGCGTCTCGGTGGCCTTCCAGTTCACGTCGTCAATGAGCACGGTGCCGTATGTGCCGGCAGCTTCGACGGACTCGCGGGCGGTGAGAAATATCTCGCGGTTGAGACGAGCGGCCATGTCGAGCTCGCCGCCTACGAGGTCGCCAGCGTCCAAGTAGAGGAGGTTGATGACGGAGCAGCCGAGGTCGGGAATGCCGCGCTCGGCGTCCTCGGCCGGCGCGCAGACGAGTGCCACCTCGAGCGGACGGCCGGGAGTGGCGGCGCGGAAGGCGTCGGCGGCTTCCAGCCCGTGGGTGAACGTTCGGTGGTGAATCTTTCCCTGGTCAAGCGCCATCTGCGCCTGCGCGATCGCGGCGGGATCGGGGTCGAATGAGTAGACGCAGCCACCGCCGATCCTTTGCACCCAGCGGCCCCACACGACCGTGCTCTGGCCGTCGCCGTCCCAGTTGCCGGCGGTCCGTATGGTCCCGGCCTCGACGATGACAGGCCCCGTAGCGGCCTCGCGGATACTGCCAGAGGCGAGCATCATCGCCGCCTCCATCGTCGTGCGCCGGCGGCCGAGCCGTGAGCCGGCGGGCCCCGCGAAGCGCACGACGTCGAACGCGACGGCACGGGCGCAACGCGCCCTCGCGGATTCGACGTGCTCGCTCATAGCATGTGGATCGTGAACTCGTCGTCGTCGAGTTCGCGCGTCACCTCGACGGGCATCACCTGCACGCGCGGGAACGTCACGACGAAGGACTGCACACCGTCGCCCGGGTCGGCGGCCGCGACGCCATGACCCCGATACTCCAGTTTTGGATCTGCGACAGCACGCCGGCCAGTGACGGGAGCGGTACGGCCTCCGGAGCAATCCTAAGCAGCAAGCGCTCGGCCTCCTGCCGCGCGTCCTGCAGCTCGACGTTCAGTCGCTCGTTGGCGCCGGTCAGGTCTAGGAACTCCCGCCCCTTTTCCGCGATCCATGGGTCGGGCTTTCGCAGCCGCTCGAGCTCGTCGATACACCAACTCACGCGCGAGCTAAGCTCGTACCCCGGCCGGATCCCCTTTTTGTCGAAGTACGTCTCCAGCACCTCAAACGCGGCCCGCAGCTGCTCGTCGCAGAGCCGGAAGTGCTCGGCCTTGGCCGCAAGCCACTGGATTCCGTCGAGGACTTGCGACCCCCCTGGCGCGCCGGCTGCTTCCAGGGCGGCGAGGTACCAGCGGTTCAGGAGCCTGAGCCGTTCAAGGTCGGCCTTCTCCTCGGGGCTTGCATCCTGCCGCGCACAGGCGGCATCCACCTGGGCAAGTCGCGCCACCTCTTCCGCCTTCGCGAGCCGGTCGGTGACCTTACCGCACCTATCACGAAGCGACAGCCGGTAGCCGAACTCCTCGCGAGGTATGCCGAGCTTGTCGAGCCTCTCGTGCGCCGGATGCTCCGTGCGATCGTCCCGCAGCCATTGGAGCCGATGCAGAAGCACGACGCTAATCGGCATTGATGCCTCGCCTACACTCGCCACCGGCACGTTCATGGCGTCGAGGATGCGAGCCACGTCGGCCTCGAACCTTTCGTAGTGCCGGAGATCATCGAACAGCGTTTGCGCGTCGCCTGTCTCGCCGCCTACGTACAGCTCGAGCGCCTGCTTCAGCAGCCGGCTGACTGCCTGCACTAGGCCGCGTGCGATCGGCAGATAGACGAAGGACGGCGACTCTGGCCACGTCGCCTCACTCAATCGTTTCGCTGCCGACCCCGTACGCTTCTTCTTTCGCTTTGCCGTCGGTTGCGTCTTTCGTGACGTTGTCTTTCGCTTCATCGTTTCCCCCACGCTGAACGTCGCCCACCCGGAACGACTCCGCCTTGAACCATAGGCCGCGTTGGCACTCCGGGCACACGACGCGGAACGTGAGCGGCGATCGCATCCCGCGCGCCGTCGCCGACACCGTCAGTCTTGCATTGCACGCCGGGCACAGGCACGTGATCGGGACGAACGTCTTGAGCGGCCCCACCACCGTCGGGGCTCGCCGCCCCGTTACCTCGTACGCTTCGTTGACCGGCTCCGTGCGGTTCCACTCGCCGTTCATCCAGTCCGTCGCCGACTTGAACGGCGCGGCCTTCATGCGCGCGGCGCCTCCATCGACAAGTTCCCGGCTGATGGCGTTCGCAATTGCGTCCCTGACGTCCCGCACCAGGCTTTCGCGCATTGCTGGCGTCACGCTGTCGAAGTCCACCGTGCCGTCGGCGTTCGGTCTCAACACCCCGCGGTACGGATCGGTCACCGGGCCCGGGACGCAGGCGACGACAGACGCGGCGTTCCGATATGCTTCCGCCGCGAGCTTCACACGGTCCACGAGGCCCACGCCTTCCGGCACGCCACCGGAGCGAAGCGCGCGCTCGATTGCGCCGATCACGATCTCCAACTCGCTGTCGTCAAGTCGCCTGCTCCCGTATGCCTTCGCGAGGAACTCAACGCGCTCGAACAACGAACCCTCCGGCGGTGCGCCACACGCGTCGCACAACAGCGCGACGCGCTTCTGAAAGTTCGCGTGCCATCGCGCCTTGCGCTTCGCGTGCTTCGCATACGACCGGATCCGCTCGGCCAGCGTCGCCGCGCGTTCCTTCCCGCCGTCTGCCACGACCACGGGCACGCCGAGCACCGCCAACTCGTGCCACGCTTCCGCGAAGCTCGCCAAGGACTTATCCGGCGACGGCCAGTTCACCGGCGGGTTCAGCCGCTCATAGCGTTTTGACTCGCGCCATGCCGCGCCCGCGTCCCAGTTGCGCGCGAAATCCTCGAGCGCCGGTGCGGCGAACGGCGACGTTCGCGCGTCGAGTATTGGCCGCACGGCGCCGCTGCCACGTTGCGGCGGGTCGCCCGCGACGTCGGTCGGTTCTACCGGGTAGCCGTTTGTAACGTGCACCCGTGGCCGTGTAGACCGACGCCCTAGAAGGCCGGCCAACAGTATCGCCGCGCCCGCGACGCATCCCGCGATACCGCCGATGAAAATCGCCCCGAGGACTTTCCAACCTTCCATCCCGTTTGCCCTTTGGCCAGACTAAGCCAACGGCCGGAGTCGAACCGACGACCCGCGATTTACGAAACCGCCGCTCTACCGTCTGAGCTACGCTGGCACCCGGGCCACCCTGCCCGACCTGCGCAAAGCTGTCAAGAAAAAACGCCCCGCCCCCGTGCGTCAGTCCTGGACCGTGATGCCCGCACGCATCGGGGCCTCGGGCGGCGCGGGCGCTTCTATGCGCTGGCCCCCGTCCCGGCGTGCGGGTGGCGCGTGGCGATTCGTCTCGGCGTACTTACGCGACGCCTCCGCCATCACCTCGGCATGCGTCCGGGGGCGGTCGGCCCGACCCTGTGCCTCCGCGAGCCGTCGTGCTCCGGAGAGGTTCGGCGAGTCCTCGTCGGGATCGTGCCGGCGCGCGCGCACGGGTTCAAACGGCTCAAGCTTCTGGCGCGGCACTCGCGGGCATATGACAGCGCCGTTCTTCAGACCGACGATTTCGACGTCGGCGACTTCGGCTTCGGTCGGTCCGTCGTCTTCTACCACATCCTCGTCGGGCTCGCTCGCCCTTTCGGTCGGCGCCCACTCCCGGAGCCCAACGCCGTCGGGGCTCGAGACGAAGCCGGTCCCGAGCATCGCCGATAGCACGAGCGAGCGTAGCCGGTCGCGCTTCATGTCCGGTCGGTAGCCGTCAAGCCGGAGCGCTTCCAGCACTTCGTCGCAACGGGCTGGCACCCCCTTGTCCTGGAGGAACCGTCGGACGGCATCCGGCACGTCGAGACGGTCGAAGCGGCTGGCCTTTCTGTCGGGTGCTGGCGCCGTCTTGCGCGGCTCGGGTGTCAAGCATTCCGGCTCAGTTTGCCGAATGGGTCCTGTTGCCGTTTTCGCAGGTTCATCCCCGCAAGCCGTGGCCTCCTCCCCGACGGGGTCGTCGAGCTCGGGAAACCAGGCGCGGAGCCCATAGCCACCCGTGGTCTTCACAAATTCCGGTCCGTCGAGCGTGCACAGCACGGCGTCGTAGAGCGAGCCGTGAGAGAGCGGCGGAGCGTAGCCGGCAGCCGTCAGTTTGCCCTCTATCTTGTAGGCGGCCATCGCACCGTCGTGCTTCTTCAGGCACGCGTGGACGGCTTCGGCGAGCGACAGGCCCGCATAGGAGCCACCGTCAGGCGGTGTAGCCTTCAGCTTGGCGAGCGCCGCCCGATGGCACACGACGCAAAGCTCGTGCCCACGTATCGCTTTGCGCGTCTCGCGCGTCCGGCACGTGAGCGTCGTCCACGGCGCCGGCTCGCTTGACAGAACGGACGCCTTTTCGCATCCGCTTGCCCCAGACGGCTCGGTTGATTTTTCGGGCGCCTTTGTCGCCGTGGTTGATTCACTCAGCGGCGTGCCCGTTTCACTGGCACACGGCCCGTTGTCGGCGATCGCATCGAGCATCCGGACGAGAGGCGCCGGGAGCGGCGTGCCCCCTGCCCTGAATCGCTCCGCCAATTCTTCGGTGAGCTTGGCGATGGTGGCGAGCGATTGCCACGCCTCGATCTCCCGTTCGATGCCCGCGCGCTTCTCCTCGAGCGCCGTGAGCATGTCGAGGAGGCCCGGCACCCTTCGAATGGGGGCTCCACTCACGCCGCCGCCATCGCCCCAAAGCCCACGCCCTCGTCGTAGTACGCAAGGTTCAGTGCGTCGCCGTGGTCGGGGCTCCGTCCTATCTTCTTCCGCATCGCGTCCTTGTCCTCGGCCTTGAAACGTCCGCGCGGATACTTGTACTCAATCGGCCGGAGCTCGTCCCGCAACTCGCCCCACGTAGCGCGTGGGTAGCCGGGGCGCATCGCAACGTGCCCGTCGCGGAACCGGTCGCGCGCCATGTCCCACACCTCGTCTCTAAGTGTTGCGTAGCGGTCGCTGTCCACGGCCGCCTCGGACACGTTCACCGGAATGATGCCGCAGTCGAGCCACGGGTGGTTTGGGTGCCGCCCCTTCTCCTCCATGGCCTTCGCCTGCTCCTCGAAGAGCGCATCGACGACGCTCGCGCCAACGCCGATTTCGTCCACGTTGATTGCGGTGACAATGGCGCGCGGCGCCTTCACGCGTGCCGCCGCGGCGTCCTGACCGACGGCCCGGAGGCGTACGCGTCGCGCCTCCGCCAACTCCTCGAGCGAGCGCTGCTCCTCGGCAATCACGCGCACGGCGAGCTCCAGGACTTTGCGCGCGACCTCGGGGCCGTTCAACCCCTGCCAGGCGTCGGCCGTGATCATGTCGGAGCCCGAGCGGAACTGCACCGCCGTTCGGTCGGCACCGCCGCGCGCCGGGTCGATGCCGATGCGAATGTCACCGGCGCCGTCGTAATAGGGCGCTCGCTCCTCGCAGGCGTTCAGCCAGTCGGTGGAGACGAGGGCCCACTCGGACTGCGGCGGGAAGTCCCCGTCGATATGAACGATGACCTCCGGGGAGTTCCTGCCCTTGGCGAGCTCCGTTCTCAGAATGCTCGCGAGATCGACGAGCGGCGAGTTCCTGACGCTCATGTGGTAGGCGTCCCAGAGTTTCCGCTTCGAGTTGTGCGCGTCGTAGAACCAGCCGTTCGGCTGCGTCGGGTTGCTGTTGGCCAGGATGAAGTTGTCGGACTCGGTGAAGCCCGTCGCGATGGCGTCGAAAATGGGGTCTTCGACGCCGCTGCCCTCCTCTACGACGACGAGGAAATTGGGACGGTGAAGCCCGTGGATGAACTCGGGGCGCTGGGCCACGCGTGCGATGGCCTGCCACTCGGGGCTCTGGCCGTAGAGCCCGATCCTGCTGGCCGTCCAGTCGAGGAAGCCGCGCAGCACGTAGCTCGAGTCTATGAACAGCTTGCACTTGGTCCAAAGGATATCGAACACCTGCCGCTCCTTCGGACCCGTGCCGAGGACGAGCGAGTCGGTGAAGGCCATCAGCTTCCAGAGGATAGCGAGCGCGGCCACGACGGTCTTGCCCGTGCCGCGGCCCGACTTCACCGCCGTGCCGTACTTCCGCGCACCGTTTACGAGCGGACGGAAGCGCATGCCGGCAACGCTCGCCATCACGTCCTGCTGCTCCGACGTAAAGGCCATGCCCGGCAGTACGTCGAGCGCGAAGCGGTAGAAGCCGAGCGCATCCTCGCGCCAGCGGGGCCGACGGCGCGCTACGAGGGCGACGTCGGCTCGTGACCACACGCGCCGGCGCCGGTCCGGCGGGAGCGGTCGCGGCATCTCGTAGGTCTTGTGGCGGCTCGCCGCTCGTGTGGCCCGGCGCCTTGCCCGTTCGTCGCGCCGATGCTCGGGGCGGCCCCCCGTGCGGACGGCCTCGAGGCGGGCGGTTGCTGCGGCGACGGCGTCGGTCACGTCCCGACTTTTTCGCTCGAGCCGTCCCACGTGAACTCGCCGTCGGGTCCAACCGGGAAGTGGCCGCGGCACGTCGCACAGTACGTCGCGGAATAGTAGTTCACATCGGTCGCGTACGTCTCAGCGATCGCGAGCGCCATCGTCGTAGAGCCACCGCACTTCGCGTGCCGATAGGTCCGCCGCACCGGTCGCACAAACCCCTTCCCACGTTTCTCCGCCGACAACGCGACGTACGCTTTCTGCATCCCCGTCACCGGGTCTATCTCTCGGTGATCGGGCGTCACGGAGCTACCGTCCACCAGCGTCTGTTTCGGTTCTTCGTTCTCGCTCATGTCTTCGTATCCCCTTCGACGAGCACCGTGAGCACACCCGTCTCCGGATCCTCGCTCACCGGGTCGTCTCGTTCCTGCCATTCCTCGAGCATGTCGGAGAGTTCGTCCATTGCCCCGGCCCCCTCGCTCCGCTCAAGGTTCGGGAGCTCACGGCGCGAGTCCTGGTCGTCGAGCGTCGCCCGCGCCTCGGGCTGCACGCTGCGGTAGTAGCCGAACGACTGCCCCGCGACGATGATGGCCACCGACACTTCCTTCATCGCGAGCGTCGCACGAATCGCCGCCATGAGCGCCGGCGGCGACATAGCAAGCGCGCGCGTTCGAACGGCCGCGAGCTGCCTCAGGTGAGAAGCGTTGGCCGCCTTGAATTTCGCGAACACCGTCTGCCGGTCGCCGGAGGACGTGAGTAGCTCCCGCATCGCTCGGTCGTACTGGCGGCGGCTGATTTTGAGCGTGCGCCGAATGACCGGGGCGTCCCAGCCGCGCGCGAGCATCGAACCGACTCGCGCCACGACGTCCTCGACTACTCCGGGAGACATGGGGCGGTCGGGCCCGCCGGTCGTGCGCGGCCACCCCTCGGTGCGGAGAACGCGCTCGGCGAGCGCAGCCTCTTGGGGCGTGACGTCTACCGCTTCGAGCGCGTCGAGTTCACCATCGCTTCGAGATCCCGCCTTCGCCACCGCACCCCCCAATCGTAAGGCAACAAACTACGACACGGCATTATGTTACGCCGGCGCGCGGCGACGGTCTAGTCGTACAAGCACGCGGGGTCGCGCGCCACCGGACCCCCATCCCGCGTTATCTTGTTCGGCGGTGGCGTCGGCTTCTCCGGCAGCGGTGAAGCCGCGATCACCCGCTTCGCCTGTTCGACAGCTTCGCTCGTCGCCTTCCTCAGCGCGTCGATTTCCTTCCGCCGTGCGTGACGCTCGACGGCCGCGCCCATGACGAACAGCGTCCAGCCGGCGCAAAGGCCCGCAGCGATACAGACGGCAGCCCCGAGTAGACTCACCCGTCCCACCCGATACGCTTGCTCGCGGCGACAGCCTCGGCGGCCCCAACGGCTCGGCGTTTCTCCGCCATGACCCGTTGGAAGTGCTCGCCGACCAGTCCCGTGAGGTACGGAGAGCCGGGCGGAGCGTATCTCCACTTCCGCAGCAAGTCCTCATACGTCGCGGCGTCGATCCATTGCTCGAGTTGGTCCACTTCCGTCACTTCCATCGCCATGCCTCAGTCGGCGTCACGAACGGGCCACACGTCGTCGATTACAGGCTCAGCTGTCCGCACGAGGTGGGCGGCGGCGACAAGCGCATGCGCCGTTGCCACGAGTTCGATCTCGGAGCCGCTTGGCACGTCCCACGGTAGCTTCCCGACGCGCTCGCCAGCGATCCGCGCAACGAGCGCAATGCGCCACCGGCGAAGCTGCGCGTCGCACTCGCTCAGGGGACGCAGGTCGTGAAAGTGGGCGCCGAGGTGATGCCCGCACCAACCGCAGAGTTCGCTGTCCGATCCCATCAGTCCCTCCCATGGGCGCGCCGCGCCTGCATCGTCGGTCCGACCCGCGTCCATTCCGTCTCCGACGTCTTGATCGTTTCCTTCATGTTTCCGCCCTCCGTTCGCCGCCGTTCCATCGGCGTGAAAGGGCTATACATAGCCCGCCGGGGCGTGTCAAGAAAAAACGCACAGGTTGAGGCGCCTCCACTTACCCAGCCTTTTCGCGCATAACGTGGGCGGCCCGGCGCAACGCCGCCACCTTGACCGTAAGGCCCCCGGCGGCTGGACGGCCGTCCTCGACGACGTGAAAGCACGGGGTCTCATCCGATATGCCGCGCGTGTCCGGGGCCGACAGCAGCTCGCCGATCGTCGCGAAGGGGCGCAACGCGTGCGCCAGCTTAAAGACGGAGCCGGCCGCTGCCGATAGCGTCTGGCGCATGTCGCCCGGTGCCCGACGCGCCGACGCGCGCAGCATCGCTGCCGCGACACCCGTGACGATCGACGTTCGGAGCGCGATGCTTACGACCTCGCCCATGCCGGGCTGGCGCAGCCAGTCGTTCATGGCGGTGACATCCGGCATGGCCTCGTCGGCAACCTCCACCGCCGTGTCGTAGCAGTCGGGCGGTAGGCTCACGCCGGGCGACGCCTCGCGATCGCGCGCGTCACCGACCGACGCCTCGTAGAGCCCCTCGACGAGCCCAAGCGCCAACGATCGAATCGCCGCCCGTTCGCGCAGCTCGAGGTGGGCGCCGCGGGCCTCGCACTCAGCGAGGATGAACGCGATGAGAAAGTCGCAGGCGTTGGCAAGCTCGCCAATGCCGAACCGCCCGAGCTTTGCGGGGTCCACCGTCATCGCGTCCGAGTATGCGGGCGCGGGGCTAGAGGGTCAAGAAAAAACGTGGATCTACGCAGCCCGGCCCGCGAGGTTGTCGAGCGCGCGCTTGCCGTCGGCGTTCGGCCGGCCGCGGTTTACCCGGTCCCATAGCGTATCGGCCGCGGTTGCGGCTAGTTCGGCGCCGGCGACGGCCTGGTCCGCGTCGTTTGGGTAGTGACTCGCACGCTTGAAAAGCAGCGAGGCGTAGACAATCCCGTAGAGCAGCGAGCGGGCTAGAACTACGTCCGAACCGCGGGACTCTACGCGGCCGCCGCCGCGCGGTGCGCGGTCGGCTTGGTCAGAACTAGGTACATTCGACTCCGCCATTTCCTTCCGTCTCCCCTCGGCGCCCTTGCGCTCCGAAACTCACCGGCCGGAACCCAGTCGCGCACCCCAACGTCCGGCTCCTTCGTTGTCCACCACCAAAAACCGTCGGCATCTTGAAAGAGAAACCGCCAGCGATCGCGAGCCGGTCGGCGCGGCGGTACGTCAACGCGTCCGGCCCCTGCCGTCTCGACATAGCGCCCGCCGTCCGAGCGGTGCTTCTCGCCGAGCGTCCTCACGCGTCGGGCAGCTCTTCGGCCGGCGTCGGGTCGTTCCTATCGGGAAGGCGCGCGGCCTCGCCGCCCTCGAACACTTTGGCGCACACCCGGCAGCGGGGCGCCTCTGCCCCCCGGTACTGGATGTCGCAGCGAGGCTGTAGGCCGTCGCAGAACTGCGAGCCTTGTTCCCATTGCGTGACTACGTGCTGCTGCATTTTTAACCCCTTGTGAAATTCGGACCGGTGGGCCACTGTCCGACCAGGCACCCGCCGGCCCTCCGGTCCTCGCCCATACGCCCACGTGGACGGCCTCGCGTCGCCCGCTCGTTTCCGGCCTCCGCTCCCGCTCGGCGAGGCGTGCCGGGCCTAAGCCCCGCCCCGCCCCGCTCCCGCAAGCGCCACGACCGGACGTAGCGTCGGATTGGCGTCGCTTCTCCGCGGGCGCCTTCCACCCACGCGGCTGCGTGCCCCCCCGCGCCCGTTCGAACGCGACGTGCCCGCTGCGCTGAACGTCAGTTTAGCTCGTCCTCCTTAGGAGTCACGCCGTCGGCGAGCATGATTCCGACGTCGCGGAAGGCCGAGGCGAGGCCCGCATGCCGCTCGCCGAGCTCGTCGAGCCTGCCCTCGGTGCCACGTAGAAGGTCGGCACAGCGCCGAAGTAGGCGTTCCCCTTGGCTTATTGCGATCGACTGGCGTGCCAACTCGCCCCGCAGCTTCACGGCTTCGAGCTCGAGATCCCGGAGCCGCCTGTCGATAGCGGAGGGGACTGGCGCCCCATCGTCGATGGGCGCGCCGCGCCCATGCCGCTCGACGGCAGCCCGTACGAAAAAGTCTCGCCATTCGGTCGTCACGATGCCACCGTCTCGGCCTCAGTCGTCGTTTCATCACTCAACACGGCGGGCTGCAAGGGGCGACGTGCCGGCCCGGCCGCAAACCGCAAGCGCTCGCCCGTGGCCCGGAGCTCACCCCAGAGTTTCTCGGTCGTTGCAATCACCGCCTCGGCCGCCATCACTACTTCGCGCGCCGTCTCGGGCGCTTCCTTCACGAGGCGCGCCAACACCTTTTCGTCGCTGGCTGCACGTCGCAGCTGGACGGCGACGCTCGTCAGTGACTTGTCGAGCGTTTGCCACGGCTCAGACGGCGGAGGGGGCGAGCCACCGCCGCCGTTCGTTCGTGCCTCGCGCAGCTCCTCGACAAGGCGTTCGCCGCTCCATGCGTCGTCCTCTGAGCGCTTGGCCCACTCGACGAGCGCCGGTCCCTCCAGGTCCGCTCGCACCATGGCGCGCCAGTGCGACCAATACAGCGCCTTGAACGAGTCGCGCACCCTGGGCTCTACCGCGCGGGCGACTCTCACGGCCTCCTTCAGGCGGCCATACCCGACGCGTACGTCCTTCGAGAACTGGCGGAGAGAGATCTCCCGCCGCTCGAGCGCCGGCTCGGCTGTCCGCATGTCGGCGGACGGGCAGAACGCGCCGTCCTGTTCGTCGTTCAGTTGTATGACGCGCGCGGCGAGGTCGCCGAGATTCCAGTTGCTCTCGCTCTCTTCGCCCAGCAGCTCGATGCCCACCTGGACGGCCTCGCCGTAGGTTTCGAGCCGCCGGATCGCCTGGTCATACGTCTCGCTCGGCACCGCCCCATCTTGTTCGGTGTAAACCATTGCTCCCCTCCTAAAGACTCGCCTGGCGCAACCGTCGCGCGAGCGCGAGCACGTCAATCCCGATGATGCAGGCGACATAGCCGAGGCTCCGCGGCCCGGCCACTACGTCGCCTCCGTCCTGTCCAAGAAGCCACCGGCGGGCACGCCAGTACTCAAGGGCATAGGCCGAGAGCCGCCGGGGCTCCGCGCGGTAGCGCCCCACCCCCGCGATGAGCCGGAGACGCGCAGTCGCCGACGGTGCGCGCGGGCCGTATCGATACGTCGCCCATCGGCGCGCCACGGCGTCGAGCGCAAGGTAGAGCGCCGAGTAGGCGGCGGCCTTGTCCCCGTCCGTTTCGCCCGGCTCGTACTCCTCGGGCCACGGCCACTCGAGCGCGCGCCACGCGAGGCAGCGTCGGTCCATACGCGCGGTCGGAACCGTTCCGAACGCGACTGGATCCGTCGCGTGCTCGTAGGCGTGCGGTGCCGTCATCCTTACGCGAGGCGCCCCGCGCGCTGCCACATGCAGCGGGCTATCCAGTACGCGTCGGCTTCGTCCTCGCAGAGCCCCTGGGGACGCGATAGCCTTTGCGTGCATTCCGCCAACCTCCGCTCCGCCAACAGCCGCCCGATGCGCTTTGCGGCCGCCGGCGCCAGCTTCATCCCCCAGGCCGTGCGCACCATCGCCTTCCATTGGCTCGGGTGCACCACCTCGTAGATGAGTCCGGCGGCCGTCGCCGTCTCCTCCACCATCGTCTTTACGCAGAGCACCGTCCGCTGCCCCTTTTCGTTCCGCCCCCACGGCTCCTCTACCGCCACCACCGTACAGCCGCCGCGCGCAGCGTCCTCGATACCGGCCCGCATCAGCGCACGCAGGTCACTTCTCCGTGTCTCGAAGGTATGGTGCTTCTTCGCCCGCCAGACTCCTATATCCACGCAGTCGCCGGCGGCGTCGAGAGACGCCCAGCCCGTCGTCACCGTCCCCGGGTCCACGCCGAGGATGTGGCAGGCGTTCAACGAACAGCGCTCCCTGGCGACTGACTATGTCGCCGGTTGCCGTCGGTGCTTCCAGCCCACCGAGTACGCGCTCCCCGGCAATGTAGGCAAGGCGGCAACGGCGACGCATGCGTGAGCGAATGAGAGAGGCATCGAGGCCGACGGTGGCACAGGCCCGCTCGAAGCTCACGCCGAGCGTGTCGCGCCAGCGCCCGTCCTCCTCGAACACCCAGACGAGATCCTCGAACAGACGCACGCCGTCGTAGCCGTCGTGGCGATCGGCCTTCAGTTTCAAGCGGCCGGTCCTCGCTAAGTCGTCGCACGCGCGCGCAATGACGATCAAGGCGTCGGCGAGCGTCGCCGTGGCAAGGGCGCGTTCGCCGGCTAGTTCGGAGAGGCGGCCGAACTCGCGCGGCTCGCCGTAGAAGGTCTCGACCGAGAGGACGTTCCAGTCCTCTTCCAGTAGGGCGGTGTCGAAATGGAGCGGGGGTTCTTTCTTCTCGTCTTGTCGGTGCGTCCGTCTCGAGTGTTTCCGCCTCACCGCCGCCACCACCCGCCGCACCGGCGGCAGCCCCACCACGTCGTAGTCGGAGAGCGAGCGGGCGAGTGCCCCGTTCACGAAACCCCCATGAGTCGTCGGATCGTCGAGCGGCCAGCGTCGGGGGCGTTTTCACGCTCGACGTCGCTCGCGAGAAACCACTGTAAGACACGACAGCGGCGCCCGGGCGTCCGGTCCTTGCTACCGCCGTCAAGCTCGACCTCGAGCAGCGCGTCGCCTTGCGCCCCACGGCGAGCGCCTACGACAACGCCTACGACGTCCGTTTGTGGGTGCCGTGCGCGCACCCGAATCCGCCGCCCCGCCCATTCCCCCAACCCCCATGATGGCTCCACCCCTCCGCGAGCCTCCCCGATGGGCGCGCCGCGCCCATCGGGGCACTTGTAACACGCGTCTCATTACGGAAGCGAGAGCCAGCCGCAACTAGGATTCAAGAACGCCGCCCCCGCCGCTTGATGCGCGAGCAGGTCGGTCGCCGTCACCCGGCCGTCGCCGTTCACGTCGGCCGCTCGGCACGCCGGCGCGAGCGTCGTCGTCGTGGTCGTCGTCGTTACGGGTGGCCGTGTCGTCGTGGTCGTCGTCGGCGCCGGATAGAGGGTCGCCGTGGCGTCGGCATCCGTTGGCGAAATCGTCGGGTTGTTCGACAAGTAGTAGACGTCGATCGACGGGGCCACCGGGAGGGTTTCGCGTACCCGAACCGCCACGTCGTATTCGCCGGCGGCGAGGATGCCGAGGTCCACCGGCGCAATCGCACCGCTCTCCGAGTCGCCGCTCCCGGCCCAGTGCCAGGCCCCGAAACGCTCGAGGTTATTCCCGAGTTTCCGGCAGGTCGCGCCGATGCAGAGCCACCAGCTATTGGCGTCGTTCGAACCGACGGCGCCGGGAAAGAAGGCGCGCGCCCAGAGGAAGTAGCGCGCGGGCGTTACAATCTGCACCCGGGCACCGGCAACAAGCGGGCAGGCCGCAGCCGCGCTCGCGTCCACCATGCAGGCGGCACCGGTCGATCGAACCGCGCCGCCCAGGGCCGCTGGCGTGATAGCACCAGCGGGCGTCGATGAGCGCACGCCGGCGGGGCCGAGCTGCATCGTGGCAGTGGCAAGGTAGCCGCCGGCCGGCGCTGCCGCCTCGACAACGAGCGTGTTGCTCGGGGGACTTGCGACGCCGTCGGTGCCGACGGCCTGGACGAAGAACGTAAAGGACCGCCACGCATCGTAGTCCGCAGAGCGCCACTGGTGAAGCCCCGCGCCGCTACGTGCCGCCGTCTCGGTCCGGGACTGTAGCCCTGGGCTCGTCGCCGTCACCCGGAAACTCGCGGGATTGCCCCCCGGCTGATCCCACCGAAGCATCACGTCGCGGGCCTCCGCCACGGTCGCCGTAGAGACTAGGACCGCCGCCAGCATCGTTCCTCGCATAGGCACTCCTCCCGATGGGCGCGCCGCGCCCCCTGCCCGAGCATACCGGAGCGGCGAGCGCGCCGCACCCGCACCGCCCTAGTCGTCCATCCCCTTTTCGCGCGCCAGCCAGGCCGGGCACTCGAACTCGACCTCTTCATCGCGCACCGCGTCTTCCAAGTCCTCGACCTGGCTTTTCGGAAACCACGCCTCCAGGTCGCCGACGCGCACGAGTACGGCCTTCGGACTCGTCGCCACGACCTTCCCCGCGAGTACGATCGGCGGCTCTTCGTCTCTCATCGAACCGGTGCGTCCGGCGCGCGCATCGGTGCCGGTTGCGGGCCTCCGGGGCGCCCTACGACTGCACCCGCCTCGTGGAGCTCGGGGACCGTCATGCCGGTGCACGTGACGTAGGCCGCCTGGGCTTCGTCCACCCACGAGGCCTCGAGCGCAGCCCCGTCCGGTTTCGCCCCCTCGGGCTGCAGGCCGTAGCGGACGCAGCCGTTCAAATACTGCGTCCGCGAAATCACGGTCCCCTCTACCCCGGTCACGCGATCACGCAGTTTGTCACCCAATCGAAATGCGAATGCATTCATCTCCGTCTCTCCTACTTCAGGCATTCAGCCCACGCTCGCCGCGTCAAATAGGCTGGCGCGGAGGTCTCCGTTCGTTGCTTCCGCCGTCAGGATGACGACGCCACGTCTGGCTACGTGCTCTGCTATCAAGCGCCGGTTTTCCGGGTCCAAGTCCTGCCATGCGTCTTGCGGTATGGAGAGTAGGCCGTTTGCGCCGACCGCTTCAATCGCTATGTCGAGCGAGAGTTTCCACCGCTCGCCCTGGCTCAGCTCGGCGAAGTACGTGTCGCCGCGCTGCCAGTGCTTCGTTACGAGCCGCCCCGCTTCGACCCTCAGCTGTTTCGTGAACTTCGAGACGGCGCCCGAGAGCACGTCGTCGCATCCCTTGGCAGCGTCCCGCAACTCGGCTGCACGCTTCTCGTGCTCGCGCGCGTCCGCCTCATGCTGCTCGGCCTTGCTCGCCTGCTCCTTCGCCAGCCGCACGACGGCCGCCTGCTCAAGGGCCGCGCGCGCTGCCTGCACACGCTCGGTCGCGCGCTCAGACGTCTCACGGTCCTCGACGAGGTTCACGCCCGCCGCCGCCGCGACGGCTTGGTTCAGGCGGTCGCTCAGTTCACCACGCGACAGAATGCCGGCGTGCGTCGCGTCAGACGTCCTCAGCTGCTCGAGCGCGATGTCACGTGAGTGCCGGAGTTCCAGTAGCCGCGCCTCAGCGTCCTTCACTGCCGTCTCGGCCACCGCCACAAAGCGCTTCGCCGACTCGACGGCCTCAGCCGCCTGCGCGACCGTGAGCGTCGGCGCATCCCCCTGCCGCGCAAGCGCCGCGCGCGCCTCGTCGGCCTCGCTTACCTTCCGCGATGATTCGTCGCGCCGTTGCCGCGTCTGCATTTCCCACCGGACGGCCTGCTCGAGAAGTCCCTGCAGTTTCGTCGCGTCGTCCTCGGCCGTCATGTCTATGTCGCCCATGACCTCGCGTGCCGCACGCGCATGGGCCATCGCCGTCTTGCCCTGCTCCTCTGCGACGCGCGCCACGTTCTCGAGGTCGCGTTTTACGCGCCCGGCCATCGTGAGTAAGTCGTCGGACTCGACGGCGGTTTGCGTCACGTACTGTTCGAACGTCTTCCGCCCCCCGGGCAGCAGGTCGTAGAAGAGCGCGGGGTCGGGTGCGACGTCGGCTATGGCGACGAGTGCCTTGATCCGTTTCGCGTCCGCCGCCTCGGGCGCTTCGATGCCGGGATCGACGAGCTCGGCGACCGACAGCCGTCCGTCGAGGCTCACCACCTCGAGTTCGCCAGCGCGCCGCGTGGCACGCGCGAGCTTCATGGTCACGCCGAGTCCGGTGACCTCGCCCCGCCCCTCGCCGTCCTTCACGGCAACGCGACCGCGGCCGGAAATGAGCGAGTCCACGGCGCTGAGCGCCGTCGTCTTGCCGCTACCGTTTCGGCCGTAGAGGACGACGACGCCGCCGCCGGCCGGCACCGGCACCGTCAGGTGTTCGATCGGTCCCACGTTTTCTAGTTTCACTTCCATCGCTCCCTCCCGGGGCGTTGCGCCCCGCGTTCTTTTGAAGTGTCGGCACGTACTCGGTCGTGCGGAGCAATCCTCGCACGTCGGTCACTCCGGTCAGGGCTCGACGGCTCCGCCGCCATGCCCGGAGGTGCGCGAGCGCCATGCCCCGGTCATCCGTGGCCGTGACGGTGCGGGGGTGCCACCGCCCGTCCGCCTCAAGCGTTTCAAGTATTAGTATCCGCCGCATCGCTCACTCCTCGACGACGTCGGGCCGCAGGTTCCGGAGCTCTTCGAACACCCGCCGATCTTCATTGTCCGCCGCACAAAATAGCGCGAGGGCGAGATCCGCGGCCGCCTCCATGAGAAGCTCGCCCTCGTATGTGCGCCAAACCTTGTCCCGCAACGCATCGTGCTCGATGGGTGCGCATAGCTGCGCGGCCAGCTTGGCTACCAGCTCAATGCGCCATCGCGTCGCGTGCGCCCTGCGCAGAGGGCTGTTGTGATCGCCAAAAGCTCCGCACCACTCACATCCTTCGTCCATAGTTCACTCCACCCACGGCAGCCCGTGGCTTGTAAATTCCTCGCGGAGCACGACCTCACGCGGTCCCTCGCCCCGTTTGATTCGTGCGAGCGCGGCGAGCACCGCCGGTGCGATCGGTCGCGACGGGGTGTTCGCGTCGCTTGGCACGAGGCGCGGATAGCGTGTTGGTTTAGGCGCGTGCTTCGCGAGGAGTCCGTCGTGATACACCCGCATAACTCGCCGGTGGCGCTCCCCGGCCGCGCACGGGCAGGCGAACGCGTAGGCCGACGTCCGCATCACGAATTCGTGTGGCCACCATCCCGTTGGTAGTTTCACGAGATAGACCGTCCCGCCGCCCCGGCAGAGTCCGCACCATTCGCCGGCGAACTCTCCAGTACGGCTCTCCTGCATCTTGCCGCGAGCAATTTTCATCGCCTCTAACATCTGCGGGAGGCTCGGCGTCGTTTGCTTCGCATCCATCATCTCGGGGAGCTTCGTGAACGCGACCTCACAGACCTCGTCACTCGATTCCCGGAAGCGCAGATACCAGCGTGCGCACTGCTCGATGCGCCCGGGCTTGTCCGGATCGATACCGAGCTCAGCCATCAAGCGGCCGTACAGGTACTCGAACTTGGCGCGTGCGATCACCGTTCAAACTCCGCCTTCAGCTTCCCCCACCGTTCGGACTTTGACCTCCCCTTCTCCGTCCCATCTTTCGCCGCACGCCGCATCCAGTTGTGAAGGAAGCGCAGCATGTTCGAGCGTTTGGTTTCGCCGCCGTTGCTCACAAGCCACGCGTGAGCTTCGCGAAGTGACGTCGATACGTCGAGCGCCGGATACGCCACCGACCACGAACGCATGGCATCCGGCCCTCTGTCGGCCGTGTCCGGGCCGTTGAACAGCTCGAGCGCCGTCGTTGCCGCGCCCCACTGCTCCGCCCACTCGGGACGCTCGGCCGCTGGCATGCGACGGGCCGGGGCCTTTTTCACCGGCGCCGGCTCGGACCCCGGGTAGCGCTGGCGAAAGTCGGCAACGAGTTTCGGCGGAGCCTGCGCGAGCTCCGACTCGCATACGCCACACGCGGCGGCACTCGCCTTCTTCATCTTCGAAACAAGCGCCCATCGCGTCACCTGCCAAACCCAGGACCGCCCGTCTGCCGCTTTGTAGAAACGAACGCGGCCGGTGACAACGAGCCGCCGCTCCGCGAGCTTCAACTCGTCGGGCGTCCAGCCCATCCGGACCATGGCCGAGTCCCGATCCCAGAGGTAGACGCCGGCGGCCGCGTTCTCCGGTGCCAACACGACATAGAGGTAGAGGCAGCGAGCGACGTGCGGTAGGCGCAGCCAGCGCGCGTCGCCCCATGCCTCGGGTAGTACCCAGCGCGGCAGTTCGAGTCTCGCCGTCCCCATGTTGCCCACCCCCCATGCCGCGTCCTCAGCCCTCGCCGCAGTCGTCGGGCGCCGGTGCGTTGTTCGAATCCCGTGCGCCGTCGCTCAAAAACTGCACCTGGGATGCAAAGATCTCGTACGCCGTCTTTGTCTGGCCGTCGTGTTCGTAGGTCCGGCGGCGAATGCGGCCGCGCACCCAGAGCGCTCGCCCCTTCCGTAGGTAGGAGCCGCAAGCGTCGGCCTGCGCCCCCCACGCTATGATCCGGTGCCACTCCGTGTGCGACTTCGTCTCGCCGCTCCGATCGACCCACCGCTCGTTCGTCGCGACCGACAGGATGCAGCGTGCGGCCTGGCCGCCGGCCCTCGGGGTGTACTCGGGGTCGGCCCCCAGGTTCCCGATGAGCGTCACCTCGTTCAGACTGGCCCGCACGCCGCTCTCCGCGTCTAGCGGCCCCGGACGATGCGCAGCAGTTCTTCGTCGCTCGTCCTGCGCATGACGTCGATGACTGTCTGGATCTCGCCGATAGCTTTCAGATCGGCAGCCTTCCTCCCCATCATCGCGAACGACACCGTGTCGAGCCTCTCCTCTGCCTGCTCAGGAAAGCGCTCCTGCGCGAGCTTCTTCAGCGTGGCGCGTGCGTCGAGGAAAGCCTGGAGCGCGGGCGAGACCGACTGATCACTCGCGGCGGCCGGTGGCGTTGTCGTAACCTCGGCGGCGGAGGGCTCGCTGCGTCGCGGCGGCGGGGGCTCGCCCGCCCGCATGGTCTCGCCGGCAATCCTCCCGTCGTCCACCGGCGGCGCCGTCTTTCTGCGCTGCCGTTTGCGCTTCGGGCGTCCTGCCGCATCCCCGTCGGGCGTTGCCGTAGGCGTGCCCTCCGGCATCTTCGCCGAGGATCGCCCCGACGCTTGGCGTGCCGCTCGCCGTTCCTCGGCCTGCTCGACGATGGCGGGCCACGTCGTCTCGCCGTCGCGCAGCGCCTTGAAGTCGTGGCGCAGCTCCATGATCTCGGCCGGCGTTGTCTCGCCGAGCTTGTGGCCGAGGCGTTGCTCGAGTTGCGCCGGCATGATGTTCAGCCCGCGGAAGCCGTCGCACACCGCCTTCAGCTCCGCCTCGGGGTCGCTCGTCACCTGCGCCTGAATTGTTTTCTCGCACGCTGCCCAGGCCTCGAGCTGCAGGTCTTCGCGTACGAGCCGGAGGACGACGTTCCGAAAGGCAAATGATACCTCGCGGTTCTCGATCATCCGCAGCTCGTCGTCGGTCGCTTCGACGATGTAGAGCGCGCGGCCTTCCTTATTTTTGCGCTCGCTGATCACGACGCGCCCCGAGCAGTCGCGGCGCTCGAGCCGCTTCATGATCGTCACGTCCTGCGAAATGCTCGTGCAGGTTTCCATGTCCCACACCGTGACCTTGACGACGCGCGAGTCGGCGAAGTCGGCGATCTGGGCGATCTGCACCTTCATGTTGCCGAGCTGGCGCACGCACTCCTCGGCGAACCTGACGGAGAAGCCGCGCTTCTTCTCGCCGCCCACGGGCTTCGCGTAGATTGCCGCGTCGGCGAACAATAGGTTCCCGCACGATTTGAGAATGCGTGCGCGGCAGTCAAACCAATTGCGCGGGTTCATCTGCGCAAGTCGGGCGCCGACCATCACGTCGGCAATGGCCGCCTGCTCGAGCGCGCTCGCTTGCGGACTCCGCTCCATGACCGACACCCGTCCGTACTCGGCCGCCACCACTTCGCCGCGCCCGCGCGAGTCCTCGCCGCCGCCCTTGTCCGTGTTCTCGTTTTTCATCCGTCTCCCCTCCCGCCCGCGTTGCGCGTGCGCGTCTAGGACCCGCGTCGGGTCCGTTCGTTTACTAAGCGCTCGCCTGCCGGCTGAAGGCAAGGCGTGCGCTGTGCGATACCTACTCTGCCGCCGGTTCCGCTAAGCCCATGAGCTTACGGGCGCTCGCCTCACGCGCGGCGCGCGCCGTCTCGGGGGACGCGCCGAAGTGCTTAAAGCCTTGCGCGAACTTGCACGTGGAAAAATAACCGCACCACTTCGCCGAGCAGGCCCAGTCGGTCGGCTTCGCCGGCACGAACGCGCCCGCGTTGATTACGTCCACGGCGCGCTTGAGTCGCGCGACCGTCGGCTCCATGTCCTCCGCGGTGCGTAAGCTCACGAGACGCAGCGGATCTGGCTTGTAGCCGCCAGCCTTCTGCTGCCGAGCGATCACGAAGTCGAGACTCACCGCCAGCGGGAGTATGCCGCCGTGCGCCTTGTGCGCGAGCGCGTACATCGAAAGCTGAAACGACTCGTCGGCCTCGGTCTTGTTCGGTGCCTTTGCGATTTTGCTTTTCGTGTCGGAGATCGCGATCACGTCCGGCCTCGGCATGTGCACGACGTCAACGACGCCCTCGACGTCGTGAGTCCAGTCGGTCTCGAGCCGCCACGACCACTCCACCTTTCCCGGGACCGGGTTGAGCGTCGGCGTGTAGGCTTCGAGGTAGCCGCGAGCCATCGTCACGGTTGCGTCAAGCGCCATTCCCGTGACCTTCTCGACGCCGAGCTTTTCTTGTTCCTCGTCGAGGACAATCCCCTGCTCACCGAGACTCGCGTGGAACGCGTCGGCCGCCCAGTCCTGCGCGGCCTCGACCGTTGGGAGTTGACCGCCCGTCTCGACCTTGTGCTTCAGTTGCCGCTCGCTGCTGCCGTGCAACCCGCGCCCGGCGATGAGCGCAATGCCCGGCGGAGTTTTCTCGCCCATCACGTAACGCCGAAAATACTGCTCGCCACACTTCGCGAGCATGTCCACCTGCGTCACGCTTATGTGCGGCTTCTTCTTCACCGCCATCCCGGGAAGCCCGCCGAGTACTCCCGCCGCCTCCCGCGTGTCGCTCACGGTTTCCTTTCCTCCCGTATCGAGAAACCGTCCACACCCATTGCGCCAAACACCGAAAGGATCGCGCGCTTGCACCGCATGAACCCTTCCAGCCCGCGGCCGTGGTGGTCACCCTGAATCTTCGAGGCCAGGTCGGCGATTACGCGGAGATGGCCCTCGCCCAGATCGACCCATGCATGCGCGTTCCCGACCTTCGCCCGGAGCCGGTACCGCATGTCGCGGGCGAACGGCAGCGTTTCGATCGTGACGACCGGGGCGACCTTACGACTCACGGCGTACGTCGCCCCCGCTTCGGCCCAACGACCGCCCGCCGCTTCAGCGCCGCCCTTGCCAGGCGCACGCGTGCGAGGCGCTTCGGCAGCTCGAGCTCTCTGTGCTCGTGGTAGTACTCAAGCTCCGTCGCCTGCTTGTTCTTCCGATATTCCGGATCGGTCCGGTAGCGCTTGCGCGCGACGTCGGCTGTCTCGCGCGAGTGGCACGCTCCGCAATCACTCCGACGTCCGAACTTGCCGTACGCGGCTTTCGAGAATTCCGCCAGCGTCTTTCGCTGGCGGCACTTCGTGCAGATCTTGCTTCGAGGTTCGCTCATGTCGGTGGCGACTCCTCCCGCGTCGGGGCCGTGCCCGTCGCCCTCATTACGTCCGCGATCACGTTGCGCTGCGCCCCGGTGAGGCGCGCGAGGAACGCCGGAGCGCCGAATGTCGTCGCGACCTCGTTCAGCACGCGGCGCAGTTCGTTTAGCCAGTGGCCCTGCTCGTCTAGCCGGTCGATGCTGTGGCCGAGCCGCTCGCTCACCCGCTGCGCAAGGCCAAGGGCCACCCAAAGAGTCCCGCGGTTCCGTACGCACTCCGGGTTCATGCAGGCCGGCACCGTGTCTACGGGCGGCGCGCTCGCCTCGCCGCCCTTGTTTTCGTCTTCGGTCATGTCCCACGCACTATCGCCAGCCTCGCGCCCTGTGTCAAGAAAAAACGACCGCTACCGCAAGGGCTAGGGCGCACGCTGCGGCAGCCGCGAGAAGAAGCCGGCGACGCGCGCCGCTCACCGCTTCGCCCTCGCGCGCTGGCGCCATGCCTCGCAAGCCCGTTCGCGGGGGTCCGACACTCCCATCACCGATTCGACGGCCGGCCCCATCGCGCCGCACGCGTCGCACCGGGCGTGCCATTCGCGCCGCCGGAGGTCCCGGGCCTGCTCCGTAGTCACCGGCGTCGTCGCCGTGCCTCCGCAGTGCGGGCACGCGGCGGTTCGCACTGTTGGCGTGGCGTCGCCCCCCGCCTGGACGACCCGATACTCGTGCAGGCCGCCGCGGACGCGCCGCCGCTCGACCGTGAGGCCCGCATGGCGAGCGTCTCGTAGCCGCGCCGAGACGCTTGCCTCCGGCGCTCTCGCAAGCTGAGAGAGAAGCGCAAGCGTTCGCCAGTGCCCGTCTGCCATCACTTCGACGACGCGCGCGTACTGCTCGCCGAGCCTTTGTCCGTCGCGCGCGCGATTGAACGTCGTGCCGCGCGGCTCCGGAAAGAGCGGGCGCGACGCTACGGCCGCTTCACTACTTCCCATGTGCACCCCTCGCGCCCGCCGCGCCTTAGCGCGAGATCCGTCGCCTCGCTCCACGCGCGCGCCTCGGACTCCGTCCAGCAGAGCGTCCAGGCCACGTCGCTCGTGTCTGTTTCGAAGATGAGCCGCTCGGGAATCGGAAAGCCGACGTCGTCGTCGGCCCAAGACGCGCGTCCGTCGCCTATTGTCGCCATGGTAACGAGACCCGAGTCCGCGACCGTCGGCTCCTCTTCGGCGGGAACGAACACCCAGCACGCGACCATCGCGACAAGCGCCACGGCCGCGACCTTCACGATTGCCCTCGCCGTACTGTCTCCGTCCTCGTTCGTCACCATCCCCGTTACCTCCTTCGGTCGTCCGGAGTGCGTCGCCCGCCGTCCCCCCAGCGACGCACCCCGGACCCCTTACCGCCTGCCCTAGGGCCCGGCGGTCACCTTTGCCTTCGCCGCTTTCAAGTCCCGGCCAAACCCCGCCCACGCCCGAGCGGGCACGCGGGCGAGTTGCCCGGCCTTCCGCTCGAACTCGTAGGCCACGTCGTAGTCGTCGGCGTCGTGCGCAAGCATCGCGACGCCGACCGCTGCGTCGCCCTGCGTAAGCGGCGCTCCGCCTCTCCGGACCTTCAGCTCGGCGAGAATGTTCGCAAGGCGATCGAACTCGGGCCACGACAGTCCGAGCCACCGCGCGACGGACTCGATGCCTTGCTGCTCGTCGCTTCGCATCGCGTGGCCGGCGGCGGCCTTCAGCGTCGCCACGTTCAGGGCAAACGCGACCGGGGCGAGCGTCGCGACGACGAGGTCGTGGATGCCCGCCCAGAAATTCGAGTCGCGTGCCGCCCTCTCGTCGTCGATCAGCGGCTCCTCTACAACGCCGTCGGTCAGTGCGGCGGCGCCGTGATCGTAACGCCGATAGGCCCCCGTCGGGAAAACAATCGCGTAAACCCCCTGTCGGCCGGCGACCACGGGCTCGACCTCTACCGTTCCGTGCCCGACCTCGGAGCCGCGAATGAGTACGCCGGCACGGATCCAATCGTCGGGCGCGAGCTCTGCCTCTATCGCCTCCGACGTCACGTAGACGTAGAGCCGTCGGCTGGTCACCTCGGCGCTCAGGATTTTCACTCCCGGCGTCGAGAGCACGGGCGCGATCGTCGTCATCAGGTCGTAGTTGTCGTGGCGCCGATAGCCGGCGGGAACGAACGCGCGCACCCGCCCATCGAGTACGCGCACGAGGCGTGTGGACGCGAGCGCCTGTAGCCAGGCGTTAACGCTTGCCGCGTAGAGCGACGGCGTGCGCTCCCGCATTCGGTCGCTGTAACGTCCGGGGATGCCCGCCCACTCGATGATCTGCGATTCCGCGAGCGGGGTCAGCGGGAACACCGCGACGCCGTCGATCGCTAGCGTCGCAGGTGCGTCCGCGTCGCCAGCCTCGTACGTGAGGCGGGCCGTGTTCACCCGGTAGTCCTGCCCGACGCTCGGGTCGCGTTGGCGTTCGAGTTCGGAAACGAGGGCGGCGATCGGTCTGCCTGGCTTCATAAGTCCGACGCGTCGGCCGTCCACGTTTTCCCACTCCCTGGGCCGTAGCTAAAGCAGCGGTCTTTCATCACGACGCACTGGACCTTTGACGATCCGGGCTTCCCAGCCATTGCGGCCGGACACTCGACGTTGAGCCTCATGCCGGTGATCACGTTGCCGCGCGGCATCCGGAGTGGGTGCGCCTCGCGGAGTAAGTCAATCGTCAGCACGCGTACGCCGGCATGTTCAAGCCAGTCGAATGCCTGCTCGATCTGGCCGAGCGCCATACGCGTCGTGTCCAGGAGGAGCGCGCCTTTGCGCCGCTGCGCTGGGGTAAGTTTCCGAGCGACCTTCTTGGTTTTCTTCGCCACGTCGCGACCCTATACCGCCGAGTGGGGTGGAGTCAAGAAAAAACGCACGCGCTAGGGATCGCCGCGCGGCAGGCGATAGCTGACCGTGCAGTCCACGACGAATGAGCCGCCGCCCGCTGCCTCGACAAGCCGCAGCTCGACGGCGAGCGGCTGGACGCCGAGGTGCTCGAGCACTCGGAGGCTGGAGCGGATTTCACACTCGGCCTTTACCACCGCCCGCCGAACGTCCGCAATGGTCGTGTTTTCGTCCGTCATCGCTACCCCCTCAGCGCGAGCGCTTGGCCCGCACTTACGTGAAACGTCGTCGCCCGGCCGTCGATCGCTGCCACGACCTCGAGCGCGTCGGCGGCCTCGTGCATCGCCCGCTCGGCGTCGAGCCCCCCGTCGGTGGCCCCCTCGTCGGGGTAGGCAATCCAGAGCAGCGCCGTCGTCGCGATGGCCCCGCCCCTCGGCATGTCCGTCGTGAGTCGCCAGCGGTCGCGCCCGCCCCCGTAGCTTGCCGAAACCCGGTTGGCCGAGCGCCGCGCCTCCTCGCCAACCACGCGCAGCGCCGCCGCGAGCTCGCCCGACAAGTGCCTCGCAACGGTCCGCGTCCGTCCCGCAAGGTCTACGACGAGAAACGCGCCGGCGGGCTGAAGCGTCCCGCGAACCGACAACTCGCCGAGGCGCCGGAGGCAGCGCCGGGCCGCGTCGAGCGCCCCAACGGGCAGGCCCGTGCCGGACGTCGCTGGCTCCGCACGGCCAGCGAATAGGCTGCCGCTGTTCGATTGCCACCCGCCGCGTCGTCCCCGTCCTCTCGACATGCTTCCCCCAAACCTGACAGCGAGCCGCCGGCGCGGCGCAAAGTGGAATCGACGCTTGCACGGACGGAAGGCTTTCGCCGTGGCCGTGCGCCTAAGTTGCCGAGCCCCGCGGACCTCGGGGCATCGCGGCCGCGCCGCAGTCCGCCGAGCCGTCGGCCCGCCGTTCGTTGCTTATCGCGCGCAAGCGAAAACAAGTCAAGAAAAAACGCACAACTCGGCTCGTTTCTTTTTCTGAAGAGCCCTCCCCCCTAAAACCCCCCTCCGCCGTTCTCTCGCTTTGCATTATCTACTTCTCGCCTGGGTTGGGCGTTACGTTGCGATGACGCGATCGGACATCGCTGCGCATTACTTTCTGCTGGACGCGGGCCGTAGCTGCGAACGCCTGTCGTCGGCGAGTCGTCGCGGCAAAGTCGGGGGAGCGCGCTTAGGATTTTCTACGAGACATAGTCTCTAAGATTAAGATCTAACTTAGGAGATTAGTAAAATTAGAAGGGGGGTTACAGGGGGGAAACGGCCGTGCACGGAAAATGCGGGCGAAAATTTGGCGAAGACCTTCGCGCAACTTTCGCTTTTCATCTTGCGCTCGTGCGGCCCGACGGTGTTGCAGGAATGCAACGGCCGGGTCCCTTTCGAGCCCCGGCCGTTGTCACGTTGTTCTGTGCGTTCGCCGCTATGGCTTCGGCGGCGCCGTTCCCTTTTTGGACTGGTCGATGATCTCTCGCAGACCAACGCCCGCCATGCCGGCGGCCGCGCCGAGAAGCGGCTGGCTCGAGGCATAGATACCCGTGTAGTGGAGGCCCGTGTCGAGTAGCGCGCCGGCAAACGGTGCCAGCACGGGGATCATCCAGCCCGGGATCTCCCGCACGAGTCGCTTCAGCCACGCGAGCAGCAGCGGAACCGCCGCCGTGATGAACGTGAGCCAGAGCGCGTTCGTGTCGGGTTCCACCGGCAGCGTCTCGATCGGCGCCTCGTCCTGCGCGAGCACCCGATAGGAGAGCACCGCGACGATCCAAAACGCGCACACGGCAAGACGCACGAGCGCCCCCCAGTTTCTCCACCACTTCTTCATAACCCCAACCTCCTCGCCGCGTGCGCGGCTTTCGCCCTACTTTCGCTCCCCGAGCTTAGACCGGCGCGGTTTGTATGCGGCCGCTTCGGTCGCTCAACCGCGCGAGCTTTGCGTCGAGATCCGCAATAGGGATCTCCTCGCCAGCCGCGACGCGCGACCGGAGAGAGAGCAGCTCGGCGACGGACTGGATCATGCTTGGCACGACGCCGAGAGCCGCGAGCGAAATGTCGATGTACCTCAGAGCTTTCTCGTCCTTTGGCATTGTCCTTATCTCCCGTTTCGGTTCCCCCGCCCTAGCGCGGCGCGGTCAAGTCCTCGGGCCTACTCACGCCCGCGTTTGCTGCCTCGCTACTCGCCGCGATGTACGCACGCGCCTGAATGAGCGCCTGCCGGAGCAGTTGCGTGTAGAAGACGACGTCGTCCTCTCGCCCCTCCTCAAGCGCGGCACGCCCGGCGCGCAGCGCGTCCATTGCCTGCCCGTCCACCGACTTGAGCGTTTGCTTGAGCTCACTGCCGACAGCCGGACTCGTGACGATCGCTTCGATCGCGATCTGCACGGACTCGTATGCCGACGCCGCCTCGTAGAGCTGCGCGCGCGGGCCCGACTTCATCGTGGCGCAAGCCGAGACGCCGAGCGCAGCCACGCCGACCGTGAGCATTGGAATCGCCATCCACACGTGCAGCAGCGCCGCCGCGACGACGCCCGAGAGTAGCCGCAAAATCTTTCGTCCCTTCGTGTTCTCGTTCATAGGCTTAGAGCCTCCTCCCTTGTCAGTCGTTCATAGTAGCGGCCGCGTGCCGGGTCATGGATCAGGAACATGCCGCGCGGCTCGGCATCCCCCACAACGTCGGAGACCTGAACGTGCACCCACGCCGGGGCACACGGGTCGCCAAACTCATGAATGGCTTTGTCGATTTTGAGCGCGTGCGCCCAGACCACGACGGCGAGCCATAGCCATCCGTTTGCCGAGGTCGGCGCGCGACTCTCGAGCCGCCCGCCAGCGACGGCTTCGGCAAAAAGTTGCGCCCGCGTCGCACTGGCCACGGCGTCGATCGCGAGCCACGGCCACGCCTTGAGATCGGCGGCGCGCCCCTTCATGTGCGCGCTGGCGTCGGCGCCGTTCACAAGCACGTTCAGTTCCGGGCATCGGTAGCCGCTTGAGATAGTGAGCGGCGCACCGAGCGCCGCACGCAGCGGGTCAAGCGTCAGGCTTACGAGCTGCGTGAGGTTCGCCCGCACGATGCGCGGCGGTGCGGCCTGCTGTGCCCACACGTCCGGTCGCCGGCGCGCGGCCTGGCTCTCGACGAGCTCGCCCCACGCGAAGTACTTGCCGATCGGTTCGCTGAGAACGAGGGCGGGCGGCAGCGCTGGCGCCGGATCGTCTGGCGTCCCGTTAGGCACGCGGTCAGTCTACCGGAAGGCCGGACGGCTTACCCCCCAGCCGCCGACGGTCAGACCGGCGGATCGTCGGGCGTCTCGGCGGCCAAGCCCTCGGTGCGACCCGCCAACGCTTCTAGGCCGGCGTTCACTTCCGCAAACTTCGCCTCCTGCTCGGGTGTCAGACCACTGATGGCGGCGACGGCCACGTCGAGTTTCGTCTTGAGCGACCGGACGTCCGTGCTCACGTTGTCGAGCGCGGTGCTCGTGCGCTGGATGAACGCAGTCTGTGCGGCTGCGATGTCGTCTACTCGTGACATGATCCTCTCTCCTATTTCCAACAGGCGTCGCGTTGTCGATCGACGACAGTCGAGCCAATGACAGAACCGTCTAAACACCCGGCGATTCTAGCACCGCGTCGGCCCCAGTAGCACTGCGCGCGGCGGTGACCTCGTCGAAGGTCTGGCCGGTCGCCTCGAGCGTCGCCGCCTCGCCGGTCTTGCGTTGCCACCGCCTCACCGTGACGTCGCACCACGTTGGCGACAATTCGAGGCCGCAGTAACGACGCCCCTCCGATTCGCACGCGATCAGCGATGTGCCGGATCCGCAAAACGGATCGTAGACACAGTCTCCCGGCTCCGTGTGGTTCAGGATGGCGCGGCGAACGAGTTCGACCGGCTTCTGCGTGGCGTGCAACACGCTCTCGTCCGGCGATTCTGTTGGTGTTGACACCCACCCGGATTTGGTGCTATTCTCTGGGCCATGAAGACCCTCGGCGCCTTCGATGCCCAGTTCCCCACCGAGGAAGCCTGCCGCCAGTATCTCGTCGAGAAGCGGTGGCCCGAAGGCGTGCGGTGCCCCCGCTGTAACGCCACCGAGAAGGTCTACGCGCTCAAGGCCCGCCCCTTTCATTGGGCGTGCAAGAACAAGGATTGCGGGGGCCGCTCCGGCTACCGCTTCTCCGTTCTCACTCGGACGATCTTCCAAGACACCAAGGTCCCGCTGAAGACCTGGTTCAAGGTCGGCTATCTCATGCTGACCTCGAAGAAAGGCATCAGCGCCCTTCAGATTCACCGCGTGATCTTCGGCGAGGACTCCGGCTCCGACTGGCGCACTAGCTGGTACATGTGCCACCGCTGGCGCGCTGCGATGCGTGGGACCGTCCAGAGCTTCGACGGCGGCGAGGTTGAGATAGACGAAACCTACATCGGCGGAGACGACCGGAACCGCCACTGGAACAAGAAAAGCGCCCAGCTCCGCGAGGCCGCGGGCTACCGCGAGCCCGGCAACAAGATCGGCTACGGCAAAGTCGGCGTGATCGGGGCCATTGCACGCAAGGGCAACGTGGTCGCCCGCGTGATCGGAGACACCGATACCCGAACCATCAAGGCGTGGGTTGACCGGACCGTCGGCGAGAAGGTTTCGCTCGTCGCTACCGACGAATCCCAAGCCTACCGCTACATCCGAGCCGGTCTGCCTCACGCTCGCGTCAATCACTCGAAGCGCGAGTACGTTCGCGGGAATATCCACACCAACAACATAGAGTCCTTCTGGTCGCTCTTGAAGCGCGGCGTGGTCGGCACCTACCACCACGTGAGCAAGGACTACCTGCCGCTCTACCTCAACGAGTTCAGCTTCCGGCATAACCACCGGGAAGACCCCGACATGTTTGGTGCCCTGATTACGACGTGCGGCTAGCCCCGCAGCGGTCCGCGAGCTAAAGTTTCGCGGTGCCGAAAAGGAAGCGGGCAGCGCCGAAGGGCGTAAGCGAAAAACAACGCGCCGACGACGACCAGCTTCGTGAGTCGCTCCGGACGGCCGACCTCCGCGTGTTCGACAAAGCGATAAAGCGGGCTTTCGTTGAGCCAGCGCCCGTCGCGGCGAAGGCGAAGCGCAAGAAAGCGTCGAGCCGATCGAAGTAGAGCCGCACTCGTGCCCGGTGACGAAGCGCCGAACACGCTCTACTACGGCGACAACCTCGACGTGCTGCGCCGGTATGTCGGCGACGAGTCCGTTGACCTCGTCTATCTAGACCCGCCCTTCAACTCGGCGCAG